CATCAACTTGGAGGAAGAGACATGCTCGTCTATCGAGTCAGTCAAGGAAGGCACTGTCGCTGGTTCACCGACAGTGGTGAAGCTAAACAGTACGCCAAGGATCGCTACGACGTCGAACTAGACGGCATCCCCTTCGTGGCGGAACTAGATCACAGCGAACTGATGGTTCGCATCAACCATCTCGAAGCTGAACGCGCAGGCGAGAACAACTCTGCGCCCTAATTTTCATTTAACTAATCAGGAGGCCATATGGCTGAGTTATTTCTTTTAACCGCGACGGTAATCGCCGCGCTCTATTTCACCCGGAACGCAATTGTTAAGACGCTGGAGGCAAACCCGAATGAGTGATCTATCCGACTACCAGCGACTCATACACGCCAGCCGCTACAGCAGGTGGCTGGACGATGAGCAACGCCGGGAGACGTGGCCGGAGACGGTTCAGCGTTACGTAGATTTTTGGAAAGACAAGGAGATGATCACCGACGCCGAGGCAAAGCGGTTCGGCAAGGCCATCGAGCAGATGGATGTCATGCCGAGCGCCCGGTGCCTATGGACTGCTGGCCCTGCGTTAGAGAGGGACCCGTCAGCGGGTTTCAACTGCACGTATGTCGCGGTGGATCACCCGCGAGCATTTGACGAATCCATGTTTCTACTTTGCTGTGGGGCCGGAGTCGGGTTCTCGGTAGAGCGACAGCACATCAACAAGCTACCCGAAGTCCCCGAGGACATGCACCCGTGTGACACCGTGATCATGGTTGCCGACTCGAAGCAGGGCTGGTCTTCAGCACTGCGTCAGTTGATCAGCCTGCTGTACTCCGGGCACGTACCGACTTGGAACGTCGACCGTGTTCGCCCGGCAGGTGAGCGACTCAAGACCTTCGGTGGCAGAGCCTCTGGCCCCGGCCCACTGGTCGGCCTGTTCGATACCGTTGTCCGAATCTTTAAGGGCGCGGCGGGAAGAAAATTGAGTTCGGTAGAGTGCTTGGATCTCATGACAAGCATAGGTGCCGCAATTGTGGTGGGCGGCGTCCGCCGGTCGGCAATGATATCCCTGTCCAACGTCAGCGATGACCGTATGCGTATGGCCAAGTCTGGCGCGTGGTATGACCACCACGGCAACCGGGCACTAGCCAACAACTCAGCCGCGTACACCGAGAAGCCCGACTTCGCCGTGTTCATGGATGAGATGGCGAGCCTGTACAAAAGCTACTCAGGCGAGCGTGGCATCTTCAACCGGGAGGGCATCCAGAAAAAGATCGCGGAGCACGGACGCCGTGACCCGGATCAGGAATTTGGTTGCAACCCATGTGCAGAGATAGCACTGCCCAGCCAGTCAGCATGTAACCTGAGTGAGGTAATCATCCGCCCGGATGACACCCTCGCGTCGCTGAAGAAGAAGGTCGAGATCGCGGCCATCTTCGGCACACTGCAATCGACACTCACGAACTGGCGCTATGTCAGAAAGTCTTGGGTAGAGAATCTGGAGCGTGAGCGACTGCTCGGCATTAGCTTCTCGGGGATCTGTGACCACCCGGTCATGGGTGGCCTTGAGGGCGGCATGGGCAAGACACGCAGGTGGCTTGAGGAGTTGCGCGACCACGCCGAGAAGGTCAACGAGGAGTGGGCCACGCGTCTGGGTGTCAACCCGTCGCACTCAGTGTCGTGCGTCAAACCGAGCGGCACCGTGTCCCAGTTGGTTGACTGCTCGTCCGGGATTCACCCTCGCTACTCGAAGCACTACATCCGCCGGGTGCGTCAGTCGGTCAACGACCCGATCACCCAGTTCCTGATCGATCAGGGCGTGCCACACGAGCCCTGCGTCATGCAACCCGACAGCACCATCGTGTTCGACTTCTACGTTAAGTCACCAGAGCACGCAATGTGCGTCGAGAACATGAACACCATCGCACAGCTTGAACTAGCGAAGCTGTACGGCGAGGCATGGGCGACTCACATGGTGTCGTGTACGGCGTACTACAACGACGGGTCATGGTTCGAGGCGTGCCAGTGGATCTGGGACAACTGGGACTCGGTTGCAGGCATGTCATTCCTGCCGCACGACGGCGGCACCTACAAGCAGGCGCCTTACGAAGAGATCAGTGAGGCGGAGTACGTGCAGGAAAGCATGTGTCTCGAACCAATCGACTGGTCACTACTGCCCAGCTACGAGAGGGGCGATACCACCGAGGGCGCGAAGACTGCGGCCTGCGTTGGTGACGCCTGCGAACTGTGAGCAACAAGGCATGGTGGGACGCGGATCATCCGCCCCGCCACTACGCGATGGCCCTGCTTCAAATGCAGGGCGATCCAGACCGCCAGAAGAGTTTCATGCAGACCCATGTGCCCGAGCACCTTCGGGACATGGTGCGTGATCACTACCGGACGGCGATATCTCTGGAAGGTAACAAATGAAAAAGGCCGATATGCGCGAGCAACTGAACAAGGAAGTTGAGGAGTTCCTGCGCTCTGGGAAAAAGATCACCGAGCTACCACCTGCACCCGAGGAGGCAACACTGCCCGGCGGGATGCAGTGGTGGACGGTGGACGAGCCAGAGCCCACGGACGAGGACGAAAATTATGGATGAGTATGAGGATATCGTTTTGTTAGACGACTTTAGCTACGCACTGGTCGGTTGCGTTTATGAACCGGACGGCACGCCCATCCCCTGCTATCAGGCGATAAAGGTATGGGAGCAACTCTCCTCCGAGGGATACAGCGAGGAGGAAGCGGATGACTTCATCGAGCAATACACCGCCGGGATCAAGGTTGTGTGGATACACCCACTGGAGTTGCGGCCGGAGTTCACGCCGGACAAGAGGCCGCACCTGACGGTGGTGCCCAAGAAAGAGGACATGCACTGATGGGCTTCGGAGGAAAGATCAAACGCAACATCGCAGACAAGCACTTCAGCGATTGCATCCGAAAGTCTGCCGAGTGGAAGTGCCAGCGTTGCGAGAAGGACTACACCGACAAGCCTCAGGGTTTGCAGTGCAGTCACCTCCTTTCCCGTATGCACTGGGGCTCTCGTTATGACCCGAGGCAACTGGCGCTCTGCGCCTACTGCCACAACTTTGTTGAGGGCCACCCGGTCGAGCACATCAACCTATGGAAATCGATACACGGAGGTAACGATGCCGATAAGGCGATTGAAGGAATGGTGGAACTCGCCGCCTGCAAAGGACGAGCCCAGTACGCCAGACAAAACGTCAAAGCAATATCAGCCCACTATCGAGGTGAATCAAAACGTCTCAGTGGAGAACTCGAACGCAAAGCCAAAGGCAAGGAGGCCGACCTTGAAGTCAAAGGATACATCAAGCGGGTCAAGGATATTGGTGATTCCTGATACCCAAGTAAAGCCCGGAGTTAACACCGACCACCTTGAGTGGGCCGGGCACTACGCCGTCAAGATGAAACCCGACGTGATCGTGCACATTGGTGATCACTGGGACATGCCTAGTCTGTCGTCCTACGACAAGAAGGGCAGTCGGCAGATGGAGGGCAAGCGCTATGTCAAGGACATCGACGCGGGTAACGCGGCCATGGATCGATTCATGGCGCCGATACACGCGGAGGTGGACAGACTGAAGAAGGGGAAGCGCAAGGCGTGGAACCCGAGGCTGGTGTTCACCATGGGCAACCATGAGCAACGCATCAACCGCGCAGTGGACGCCGACGCACAGCTAGAGGATCTGATCAGCACCGACGACTTCAACCTCGTCGAGCACGGGTTTGAGGTTGTGCCGTTCCTAGAGCCAATCGTCATCAACGGCGTTGTGTTCTGCCACTACATCTGCTCTGGCGTTATGGGTCGCTCGATCACAAGTGCCCGCGCTGGCCTGACCAAGCGGCACCAATCGTTCGTGCAGGGCCATGTGCAACACCGCGACATCGCGGAGGCTGTCAGGGCGGACGGTAGGCGCATGACGGGAATCATGTCAGGTGCCTTCTACTCGCACAGTGAAAGCTACTTGGCCGCCCAGATGAACACAGAGGCCACATGGATGGGCGTGTGGGTTTTGCATGGATGCGATGAGGGCGAGTTCGACTACATGCCGGTGAGCATTGGCTACTTGCGCGATAAGTACGGTGACTTATGAGACGGGCGCCGCCTACAACGAAACCACGATTCTGGAAGGAGGCTCTGGGCAGAGGGCCGGTCTGATAGGGGAGATGGCATTTGCTCAGGCGTTAGCAGAGCAGAGGATCACCTACCAGCATCTGGGCGGCGACAAACAACACCATGACTTTCTCATTGGCGACGTCAAGGTCGACGTCAAGGCCAAGCAGAGGAATGTCCCACCAAGTTACGACTACGACGCACACGTCACTCAGAGCATCAAGGATGCCGACTGTCGCCTGTACGTTTTTGTCAGCGTAACGAATGGCCAGCCAACCCTTATGGGTTGGTGTGGCAAGGATGAGTTCTGGTCTAAAGCAAAGATGGTCTTGGAGGGCGAGCCCGACGAGAGGGGGAAGCCAGAGAGGGCTGACGCTGGGAAGGTGAAGTATTCATCGCTCAGGGAAATGGAGTCTCTGTGGCCGTTTCTGAGGTGACCGGCATAACGGGAATAGATATGCAAGGAGGCAGACATGACATGGCAAGACGAAGATAACGCAAGGGATCTCAACAGGTTAATCGACATGGTCTACCCGGTCGAGGAGTTCGATATCTCCCTGATCGTAACGATCTGCGAGGAACAGGGGGTCGATCATCGCAAGTTTGTAGAAGCGTGGAGCGCCTTGCTTGACGAGGCACACGAGATCATCAACAGAGCGGAGGACAAGCTATGAGTCGTTACAACGCGACGCTGTATTTCAAGACGAAGCAATCAGCATTGGATGCTGGCTACTGTGACGCAACCTACGACGAGGACGAGACCGACTTCCCCTACACGGCGGTGGTCACGTTCTTCGCTGACTACTACGACATCGAAGAGGACGACGACCTGTTCGAGGTTGCTGTGTGAGCGATCCCGTCTTCGACCTAGAGGAGCAGATGCTGGCCTTCGCCAACGTCACTGCCGACATTGATCTGGTGGTCAAGCACCTGATCGACCGCCCTCAGGGGTACTCGGACGACGACCTCATGAACAAGTTCATGGCGATCAAGGATCTCTATGAGATCAAGTTCCAGCAAATGTGGAGCACCTTTGACGAGGTGGTAAAGGAATATCACGAGAGGGGCAAGCATGAGTATAGATGAAATCACTCCGAAGGAGTGGGACAAGATCTTCAGCGAGGCAAGGGAGGCCCGTCACTATGAGAACAGGCCATACCCTCGGGAGGTGAAGAAGCTGGAGGAGGACAACGTCAACCGGCCACAGCACTACACGGTCGGGCCCGTCGAGGTGATTGACATCATCCGTCAACAGCAGGGTTCGGCGATTGAGTTTCATTACGAGGCCGCGCTACTCAAGTATGTATTGAGGTGGCGCTATAAGAACGGCGTCGAGGACTTGGAGAAGGCCAGAGTTTATTTGGACTGGTTAATTGAGCAGAAAAAGAGTGAGCAAGGAGGCTAGATGGATAAGGTTAATCGCTACATCAAACTCTCGCGCAAGGACGTTAGCGCTGGGGTCGAACTCAAGGGGGGATTGTCGTATCTCTCTTGGGCGTACGCTTGGAACGCTTTAGCGGAAGAGTACCCCGACAGCACCTACTACTTCGGCGATCCGATCACGTTCCCTGACGGGACGATGATGGTCAAGGCTGGGGTCAACGTGTGCGGGATCAACTACGAGATGCAACTGCCTTGCATGGATCATAGGAACAAGGCAGTCAGCAACCCGGACGCCCGTCTGATCTCGGATAATCAAATGCGGGCACTGGTCAAAGCGATCGCGATGACAGGTTGTGGAATTGGATTGTACTTGGGTGACCTCAAGCACGTTGTCGCGGAATCGAAGTTCGACAAGGCCGAGCAACTGCTGGCCGCGCAGGACGTTAGTGGCTTCCATGAGTTTGTACACGTCACGCTCAGCGAGACCGAGCGCGTGGATATCTTCAATGAGGCCCCGGCAGGCCGTAAAACAGCCTTCAAAAACGAATGGCGCCAGCTATTGGCTGTGGCCAACACGATGCTGGATGAGGTCGCGGCGTCTATCGGCGATGCATTCGAGAGTGACGATGAGTCTCTGCTCATGGAGACCATCGGAGAGTTAACCTCTTACGAGAGGAAGGCAGTATGGGGTCGCCTGTCGGCGGCAGAACAGGAGTTCGTTAAGCAAGCAAGGAGTGCGGCATGAAGCGTATCAAGCGATTAGTAGTACCCAACGGTACTTATCAGAAGGACGGCCAAGAGAAGACCTCGTGGCTGAACATTGGTCACATCCTGAGCGATGGCCAGAAGTCGAAGATCAAACTTGACTGCCTGCCGGTCGGGGGTGAGTTCGATGGCTGGGTTCAGATATTCGACGTCGACGAGGAGCGGGCACCATCGGCCGCGCCAGCACCAGCACCTGCGGCTAAGGTCGACGACGACCTGCCGTTCTAATCACACGGGCCCTTCGGGGCCCTCTTTTTCAAGGAGGGAAAAATGCACGGCATAAACAACTTTTGGATGCGCGGACTCATGGTGGTATCGCTGATGGTGATCGCCTGTTCGGTGGCGCCTCTGTTATGAGCGTAGTGCACTTTGAGGATCTGCAAGCCCTCAGTGGCTACAAGCAGACAAGCAAGGTTATTGATTGGCTTAGGGAACAGAAGGTAAAGTTCGTCATTGGCGGGGACGGAAAGCCCCGGACGTTTGACGACTACCTTCGCGAGGCAATCAATGAGGAAGACAAAGCTACCCCCATACGTTTCGGTTGATAAGTATGGGTACAAGCT